CGAACTGAAGCATATTCATACATGACCTAGCCATAGTAGAATAAGGATTTATATTACCACCTTTATCCATTAAGATAGTCATATTACCTACTTCTTTTATAAGGTTTCTCTTAATTACCTTATCATTCTCAGTCCATACATTATCTACCCTCATAAATATACGTTCATGACTAACTATGTAATCATTCTTTAATTTATCTGAAATAATATCAGCTCCTTCCTTATCTGTAGTAATAATATGGATATCGTCTAATTCAGGGATATCTGTAAAGTTTTTTATCTTAAACTGAATATTAATACCTGTTTTATCTAGTAGTTCTTTATTTAGGTCTATGCATAAAGGTTCATAATCATAATTTTCGTCTATCTTCTTAAGGTGTAGTCCGTCGTGGATTAATGCTCCGATAGTATACTTCTTACTCTTAAGGTAATCATATACAACCATTAGACACTTACATTCGATAGTCTGAAGATAATAACTCATAGCTGTTCCGTCTAGGTTATAATAATCTGAGCCTTTATTCTCTACTGCTTTCATTCTGTATTTTAGAAGTTCATTCGTATTTAGTAGTGTCTGAGTATTCTTTTTTAGTTCTTTATCTAGACCATGAATGAACTCAGGGATATCTTCTTCATTAAGATTATACTCAGTACAGAATGTCTTTAATGTTCCATTATAGAATAACTTCATTATCAGTATCTTACAATAGTCGCGACTGAGACCTTTCTTCTCCATTTTTCTAAAGAACTTATCACGATTTTCATTATAGTAAGATAGAATAGGACACTCTAATCCTTTATCTTTTAGAACCTGTTCTAAAAAGTTAGGGTGAGCGTTTACCATATCTAAATCTACGAATGCGTCTTTACATAGTGCGGACTTAATTACTCCTTTCATATATGGCTGAGAGATACATGTTTCACCCTCTTTTAAATCTTTTACTTTAATATTTAGACGTCCGATATCATTCTGGATATATTCTACCTCTACTTTACCCTCTTTACATTTACTTAGATATTTCTTAAGTCCTCCCTTATGTTCTTCGTCTATTAAATTAGAGTGAAGAAGCTTAATCGCATTCTTATAGTTAAATCTCTCGTTAAGTGTAAATGTCTTCATATTGTTTAGATTAGATAATTTTTCCGTGATTTTATTTTCTCCCATTACTTTATAATTAACTATAGATTTTATTTTTTAAATACTAATCGCACCACTTAAAGAATGTTAAATTAAAAGTTAATAAATTATTTTATTACGATAATACGTCATAAAATAATAAAAGTTTAAAATTATAGATAAAAGGTAAAAGTTTAAAAATCGCGATTTTTAAATAATGATATTATTCTCCATTAAAATATTTACTTTATTCGGATATTTTTCTTTAAAAAGTTCTATGTTATCTTTCTTCTTATAATAATAATATGAACTCCGTGCATTCATGAACTCTTTATTATTATCATACTTCTCCTTTTTCTTATCCTTATTTATATGGTAATGAGTTCTAGCTCTTTCTCTGTTCTGAGACTTAAACTCTTCTGTATCTTTAATCTTCTGATATCTCTCCTTTTCTTTCTCGCGTTTACGTTGATACTGATTAATAATACTTTTAATATGTTCGTCAGAATATTCACTCATTTATATAATTACTTATATATTTTTTTTTTTAAATAATAATCGCGTTTTTTAAATATCTTAAATAATATATAACATGCCGTTAGATAAACAAGGTAAACCAGTACTTTATAAACCATGGGTGAATAAGGGTAAGGGTGCTAAATACTGGGTATACGTTAAAGCTGATACTAAGAAGGGATATAAAAAGATAGGTTTCGGTCTTAAAGGATATCCTCAGTATAAAGATAAAATAGGATACTATAAATCACTCGACCATTTAGATAAAAAGCGTAGAGATAGATACAGAGCTAGAGCTTCAGGTATTAAAAATAAAAAAGGAGAACTTACATACTTAGATAAGAATACCGCTAACTACTGGGCTTATAATAAATTATGGTAAAGATTAAGGTATAAGTTCAGGTTCAGGTTCAGGTTCAGGTTCTTTCTCTTTACTTTCTCTATCTACTTTATCTTTTTTATCTACTTTATCTTTTTTATCTTTCTTATCAGCAGGTATTATATCCTCGTCTTCTTCTCCACTACTATTCACCTCTGGGTCTGGAGGGGGCTTACGCTCACAGAAACACAAATAGCAGAGATTAAGTCTGCAGTAGCACCTAGACTTAAATATAATCGCGAGTATACCTCCTAACGCTCCTAAGATTAAACCAGTAGCTCCTGCGAGTTCATTAATGTTAAATTGTTGTAGAATACCACTATCGGACATTTAATAATTTATATGAGATAATTTTTATATCTTCTAAATTATAAAAGATAATGTCTGATAAACCTATTGATAAAGTTATTAATGACGTAGGTAATATAAAAAATACTTTAGAGGATATTAAAAAAATAACTGAGGACTTTAAAATTATTAAGAATGACATAGCTTTTATTAAAAATAGATTACATGAAATCAATAAAGCAAGAATAAGAGAACAAGAAGAGAGAGACGATATAGCTAAAGGGTGGTTCTGGTAAATACAGAAATAACTAATTTAGATTTTTTACAATATCATTTTATAGAAATTATCAGATATTTTTAATAATTTTAAGAAAATAATTAATATATTTCTTAAAGTAAAATGGACCTATTACCGAATATACAAGTAGATTTATTACAAGAAGACCCTGAACCTTTAGAAGAGGAGAACGTATCTGACGGAGAAGGTGAGCCTGAGTTAGTAGTGAAAGAGATAGTAGAGGATATCCCTGAAGTGCAGGAGAGGAGTATCATACCTGAAGAGGATATCTTCGTAGAGAAGAAACCTAAGAAAGCACCTGAACCTAAACCTAAAAAAAAGAGACAAATGACAGAGGCTCAGTTAGAACGTCTACGTTTAGGTAGAGAGAAAGCTCTAGCTGTCAGAAGAGCTAAAGCACAGGAGAAGAAAGAATTAAAAGAATTACAAACTAAAAAGAAAAAGAAAGAATTACAGAAACTACGTGAAGAAGTAGAGGATACACCTAAACAAGTACCAAAACCAGAACCAGCACCTAGAAAGACTATAACCTCATTAGAAGACTTACCTTCTGATTTATTAATAGAATTACAGAAGAGAGCTATAGAAGGATATGATACTAAAAGAAAAGCAAGGAAAGAAGAAAAGAGAAAACAACAATCACAGAAGACAGATAACCTTAAGAACATGAACTTAGTTAATAATGCATTACAACCACAACAACCAAAACAATATGGAGAAGCTGGATATTTTAATGATTGTTTCTGAAGTCCTCTTTTTTTAGGACACAAGTCCTCAAAATAATAAATAGAGTAATTTTAGAGGACGCAGTATTTTATGTCTCTTTACGTAATAGAAATAAATAATAATAATATACTATTATATAGAAAGTCCTCAAAGTCCTCAAAGTCCTCAAAAATATAAAAAGTAATAATATAAAATAAGAATAATATAAATCAGATAATCGCATTATAAAGTTTTACTTTTATTCGTGATATTTTCAGGGACACGTCCTCATTTTTAAGGACTTCTTTATTTTAGAGGACGCGAGGATTATTTTCTATGTTTTATATAAAATGAAATTATGGATTTATGATTTAATTACTATCCAGTTATTACTTACTTATTTAATTTATATTAATAAAATGTCGGTAATAATAAATGACGTATAAACAGGATTTTAATCGTAAGTATGGATTTAAACCATTAAGTAAGTCGCACTCTCTAAAGGAGATATCAGATATTACCGGCTATGAGTTAAAAGGATTAAAGACTATATTTAAGAAAGGTCAGGGTGCTTTTTTCTCTCGACCTGATAGTGTACGGAAAAATATTAAGACAGACGAGGAATGGGCTTACGCTAGGGTATACGCTTCAGTTAATCCTAAGAGTAAAGCGTATAAGATTGATAAAGTTCATTTAATTAAAAAAAAATCTAAGTCTAAATAAATGGTTAAAGTATTAGAACTATTCTCCGGTACTCGTTCGATAGGTAAAGTATGCGACGAGTTAGGGTGGGATAGTGTATCAGTTGATTTAATATCAGAGGCTACTCATAAATGCGATATAATGGATTTCGATTATAAACAATATCCTAAGGATACTTTCGATATAGTATGGGCGTCTCCTCCATGTGTAAATTATAGTAGATTAAAGGATTGTAATTTAGGAAGAATTGTAAGGGGTGAAATATATAATAAAGAAATAAGAGAAAAAGAAATGATTAAAGACGATAAATTAGTTTTAAGAACATTAGAAATAATTGATTATTTTAACCCTGAATATTATTTTATTGAAAACCCTGCAACGAGTAGAATGAAAGAAAGACCTTTCATGAAAGATAGATATAATATAGTGGTAGATTATTGTATGTATAGCGAATGGGGTTATAGAAAACCTACTCGTATATGGACCAATAAAAAAGACTTTATACCTCTTACCTGTAATAAAAAATGTGGTAATATGGTTAATGGTAAACATATTATCACGTGTGATAATGGATATGATAAAAGGAAAAAAATAAAAAATAAAGGAACTACACGAACAGAAAGATATCGTATCCCTCCCGATTTAGTATTTAGTTTATTTCTCGAATAAAATATATATATAAAATCTAAGTCTAAATAAATGGCTGGGTTTCATACTAAAACCTTTTTAAAGCATGACGACTATATGACCCCTCTATCAGCGTGGGATAATATAAAGGATTATATACCGAAAGATAAAGTAATATGGGAGGCGTTTTATGGGGACGGAAAATCAGGAAAACATTTAGAACAATTAGGTTTTAATGTTATTCATGAAGAGATTGATTTCTTTCAGAATAATAAAGGAGATATTATAGTAAGTAATCCTCCATTTAGTAAAAGTAAAGATATATTTATTAGACTTAAAGAAATAGATAAACCTTTCATTTTAATATTACCTTCTTCTAAAATAAATACCAGCTATATAAGAGAAAACTTTAAAGATACAGAGAACCCTTTACAGATAATAATACCACGTAAAAGAATACAATTCATTAAGAACGGAAACCATACAGAGAATAAATGCAACTTTGACTGCTTTTATTATTGTTATAAAATAGGTTTAGAGAAAGATATAATATGGTTAAATTAACATTAGAAGATATATAGCTTATACATAAAATAGACATGAGTAAGAAACATAAGATTTTAAAGATTGTAGACCCTCCTAATACTAAGAAGAAGGCTCTACACCCTAACCTACCTCAGCCTCCTAGTTTAGTTCTTATGATTATGCCGACTAAAACAGGTAAGTCCACGATTATCTCTAACATGTTATTAAATAAAGATTTCTACGGACAGGACTTCTTCGACGAGACTACTATGATTAGTACAACAATTAACAACGACCAGACGTCTCGTTTCATGAAACAGGCTTTTAATACGTATGATTATTATTCAGACGAATTAATTAAGGATATAGTAAGAGGTCAGTCTCAATATGAAAAGGCTGATATGCCTTCTATGTGTTTAGTGTGCGACGATTGTTTAGGTGAAAAGACTACTGCATTAAATAATCTAGCGTCTCGTTATCGTCATTATAATATAGATTTATTTATTGTATCTAGTCAGCTACTAAAAAAAGTAAGTCCAACGATAAGGGCTAATGCTAACTGGGTGCTGGTGGGACGCCTCACTAATGAGGCTGAAGTGGAGAAGCTGTCGGAGGAGTGGTCCGGTATGTTCGGAGGTGATAAAAACTTTAGAGAAATGTATAAGAAAGCTACTAAAAAAAGATTTGATTTTATGACCCTTAAGCTAACAGAAAATCCTGCTGAGATATGGATTAACTTTAATGATAAGATTTATCCTGAAGGTCCTTCTGAAGAAATAGAAACAGAAGAAGAAACTGAAGAATAAATTAAAAAAAAGAATACTATAATTTAAATATATTTAATATTATAAAATAATGGAGTTCGGTAGTGCTGATAGAAGAACAGACGCAGAGTTTACTCACGCCGTTAAAGATTATAATAGTCAGGTGAATATCTATAATCAGCAGTTAACTAAAGACGCTTTAACTCAGAAAGAAGCGACAGAAAGTCTTAAGGAACAAGCTGGAGGGGACGCGAATACTAGTGCAATAAAAGAAGCAGGACAACACGCTAACGCTGTAGCTCAAGGAGTTAAGACTGCTAAAGACTTTCAGAAGATAGGTCAACCTATTAAAGCTACTGAGGATATAGTAAAAGTAGGTGAAGGTGGTGCGAGGACATTAGTTAAGAAGGGAGAAGTAGTGGGTAGAGAGACAGCTCAGACATTAGGTAAATCCGCAGGTAAACTCGCTACAGGTTTAGGAGTAATAGGAGACGTAGGTTCTATAGGTATGGATATAGCGGAGGACGTAAATAACTGGGATAAAATGTCTACAGCAGATAAAGTTTCTAATATCGTAGATATAGGTGGAGCTGGTTTAGACATGATAGGAACTGGATTAATGGCGTTCGGAGGACCTCTGGGTGCGGTAGTAGGATTAGGATTAAAAGGTATAGGAGACGTAGCTCAGGTAGGTTCAGGTGTAGAAGATACTATTTCAGGATATCAATCAGCTCAAGATACTAAAGACGATTTAGACGAACAACAAGCTAAAGCAGAGAAGGACGCACCTGACCCTAAAGCAGAACAACAGGCAGGACCTAGTCTAGCTGGAGCAGGGGCTCTCGCTGTAGGAAGACAAGCTCAACAATAATTTAAAACTTTCATAATTTTTTTTTTAAGAATATTTTTATATAAAGTATATTATAAAAATATGTCGGTATCATTCTGGAAAGCGGAGAACTCTATCCCTATCGAACAGACGTCTAAGTCTGTACCTGTTGTTAATGGTCTCAATTTTACAGGAGGTCAAGAAGTCAGAATTAAAGTCCCTCCTACAACTAAGTTTATTAAACCTGACGAGTGTTATCTTCAGGGTGATTTTAAAATCCAATTACCAGACCTCGCCACTCACGAGGCTACACGTCTGCAGTTAGACGCACGTCTCGGAGGTCAGTCTCTTATTAGAGATATCCGTGTCTATACTTCGGCAGAGTTCGGTTCTGTATTGTTAGAAGAAATACAGGGATATAATTCTATGGTCTCTATCATGAGAGATTATGATACGAATGATAGTGATAAGCGTAAACGTGCTATGACTGAAGGTGCTACTATCTGGATACCTGAGACCAGAGGCACTCTAGGAACTACTCGCTCTGAATGTGCGGATACTTTCACTAATCCTTACTCTAAGGAAACCTTTACCGGTGGAGATAAAACTGACGATTTTGATAATGATAGTTTCTTATCATGTAAGTTATGTCTGCCCTTAGAAACAGGTATTTTTAGGTCTAAGAAAATATGGGCTAATATGTATACAGGACTGGAGGTAGTTATAACCTTAGAAGAGCCTTCAGCCTGTTTAACTCAGTTAGATAATGTCTCACGCCATAAGCGTCAGCGTCTTAATCCAGTATTTCATTCTCTAAATGGTTCTATTACAGCACCTAACGACTGGGCGAATAATAGCTCAACTGACGAGTTTTTTATCCACCCTGAAATTAATTCTAACTATACTCCTAAGTCCTGCGGTTTCGTAGTGGGTGAGCGTATTAACTTCGTTAAACCAGACGGAAGTCAGAACGCAGGTTTTAGTGCTACCGCTAAGATAGGGGCTATAGAGAGAGTAGAGGTGGACGACGGCTCAGGGTCTAATAACGTCCCTCTTATCAAGATTACACTTACAGCGGAGGTCAAGAATACCGGAGGACATGATATAGAAAAGGGGTCGTGGTTTATGTATTCTGATAGTGTCCTCGCTTCTCCTTCAGGTAAATATGACGCTAAATATACTTTCTCTAATGTGGAGTTAGTGGTTCAGGAGGTAGATATGGGTTCTAACTATGTTAATGATATGTTAAGTAGAATGAAGGAAAGTGGTTCTATTATTACTGATATTCTTTCAGTATCTAATTACAGATATTCTCAGTCTGCAGGTGATATCGTAGCTAATATCCGCCTCCCTCTCAATCAATCAAGAGCGAAGGCTATCCTATCGCAAGCATGCGACAGCTCACCTTACGATAGTAAAGAACGTATCGGAGCTAAAGGAACTTATGACGTAGGAGCTAATGCAGACGAAGACGGACAACTCCTCGCAGGAGACCAGTTCAGAGGTATCTCGGATAGTATTACTGATTATCAGTTTGTATATGACGGACGCCTACAACCTTCTCGCCCTGTTAACTGCGAAAAGACTTCTTCTAAAACCAGTATCTCAGCTCAGCCGATTATAGAAGTTCAGAAGGCTCTGGTCCAGAGTGGTATAAATGTTAAGTCTTTATCTGATTTTAATAGAAACTTCGTAATCGGAAGAGCCTTAAGTCTTTCAGCTATGGGAGTGGAGGGAGTTTATGATACCAGAAATAAAGACTTTAACCTTCAGGTCAATTATCAAGGTACAACACCTACTAAAAATAAACTCTGGAATAATTTCGTCTTTCATTTAAGACGTGTAGTTATTAAGGGAGATAATGTTTCGGTAATTGTTTAAGATAAATGTTTTTTTAATTTTAAGTTTTGTAAATATTTTATATATTAAATAGTATAAAATAATGAGTAATCGCTTCATAGAGATTTTACCGCAGAACACTAATGCAAGCCATTCATATAAAGAGGGACGACCGGTAGTAGATTTTTTAATCGCAGAACAAGAGGCTACACTCCTCCCTCGCTCTATCCGAGTATGTGGTCGCTTTCATGCTTACGAGGACGAAAATAGGACAACTACTACAGGTAGTAATTTATCTATGGATAGTCGTATCGGTCTGTGGTCTATCCTAGACCAAGTAGTTATAAGTTCTGGACGTAGCCATACTACAATCGAACACCTTCGTTCAGCGAATAGGTTCTATAGTTCATATATGGGAGTTATTAATGACGAGAAAACACTCCTTAATCAGTATAGTAATATGGGTCTTACATTACCCTCTACAGACGGACAACAGCTCGCCGTTATGCAGGAAGGAGACGGAGCTAATTCTAACGAGTTCTGTATTCATATCCCTACAGGAATGCTTATGGGGACTTCTGGTGTAAATCTTAGTAGCCAGACAGGTATCGGGGGCTGTCAGATTTCTCTACACCTCGCACCGGATAGCATGGTGCTATATGCTAAGGACGGAGACGCTTCTAGCGACGGATTAGAGGGTGCTTTCTATGAACTTACTGACCTTAAGTTAGTATGTGAAGTCAGCGAACAGGTAGAAGCTAAACCTCAACCTCTAGAATATAATTCTATTACTGGATACTACACTACTATCAACTCGGCGAATGCTAATCTTAACTTCTCTCTCGGTCTTAACAGAGTATCGTCTACTATGGTTAATTTTATCCCCTCAGATTATCTTAACAATCTGGACCGAAACTCTCTCCAGACTATTAATCCTCTCACGTCTTCAGGTGCTATCGCAGACGTTTCTCAGTTAGTAATGACTAAGGGAGGCTCTCGTTATCCATTAGACTATAATGTAGATACTATTTTCAGGAAAGGAAATACTCAGCAGGTAGACCCTCAGATTATCAGAAACTTCATGAACGCAGTTCTACCATTTAAGAAGATTACTCATACTCTCTTATCTCCTTCTACCTGTAATAAGTCTTACCTTACAGACGATACTGATATTAATCAGGGAGGTATCCTTTACGGAGTAGGTGTAGCCTATGACGTTCTAGGTTCAGACGGAGCTGACTTCTCACGTGAGGCGTGGGGTCTCCAGTTAGACCTAGCATTAGACGATAATAATCCTAATAGTGCATTCGTCTTCGTACACCATAAGAATACTTTAGTTTACAATCAGGGACAGGTTCAGGTTATTTCGTAAATTAAATCTATACTTAATTTTTTAACTTTTTTTTATTAATTTTTTATATTTATTAAGTTATAAATATAAAAATGTCTCAATTTACTAAGCCTGATTTTCTCCGTGCAGGTCCAGTCATGACCGACCCTACTTCTCGTATTGATACCGATATTCTAGAGCCTGTAGTTCAGAGTGAAAGCTTCTGTCGTTTTCAGTTCAGTAATAAAGGTATTCTAAACGCAGGTTCTCGTATTACCTTCTGTCTAGATAAACCTGATACTGAGAGTTTCTTACCTATCTCTGTAGGTATAGGTTCATTAATAGAAAGAGTTTCTTTTAAGTCTGGAGGTAAGACTATCTGTGAAGTTCAGGACTGGGGACACCTCCACGCCTACGAGAGTGTCTTTATGGACCAGTCTGCTATTAAAGAAAGAGAGCAGTTCTTATCTGGACGTGCTTTATCTATGGGTTTATCTTATGACGACGGAAAGGCTAACGAGAGTAGCCATATTACTCTAGATACCGGTAAAGAGAAAATAGTTAACGCTACGTCTACGAATACTAATCAGTCTCTTTATGACTTCATGAAGTTAAATAGTGAACCAGTATTCTCTCTAAGGTTAGACGACCTAGTACCCTGCCTACGCGGTCAAGAATTACCACTTTTTAAAATTATGGAAGACGTGCAGTTAGAGATTACCTTCTCAGACCCTCAGAAGCGAGTATCTATCGCCTCAGGTGGAGACAATACTAAACCATTTACTATCAATACAGCAGAGACACGTCTTATCGCTGATTACACGTTTCTAGACGTGGACGAAATGGACGCATATATGAAAGATAGAGGTAATAACTACGGATATACTTTCATGGAGCCGAGACTTACTAAAACTACTCTCGCTACAGCTTCAGACTGGGAGAACCAGATTAGGAATGTAGGTGGTGCTGGTCGAGTAGTTAGTCGTGCAGTCGTAAGTATTACTTCAGATAAGATTACCGCCTCAGGTCCTATTAAATCAGCTCTCGGTGATTATCGGTCTATCGCCCCTGAGAGTTCTGCTAAGGGAACATACGGAAAACTTACCTCTAACTTTAAGAAAAATGATAGGTTTCTTTATCCTATTGATAGGTCTAACTCAGCTCTCCATTATCACGGAGTTCAGGACGCGACCGGTAGTGTACCTCATATCGCGAGGTCTATGTATGCACGTCAGGGTTATTCTATCGCTAATGATAAGTTTGAGGGACATGCTGTAGGTGGAGCTCAACAGAACCAGCTATTAGGTCAGCAGTTCTATACGGCATACCGCTTTAATGACGGACAGCGTGTAGACAGCAGAGGTCTCGAACTTCATTCTAAACTCTTAAGTATGACTGACGCAGAGAAACCATACGTCTCTAGGTGCTGGATTATGGTTCAGAAGGTTATGACTATCCAAGACGGAAAAGTAGACGTTCTCTTTTCTTAATTAATATTATATTCTAAAGTCCTCAGTTTTTTATAAAGTCCTTAAAGTCCTTAAAAA